TTCAAAGAGGCTACGGACTTAATAATTTTTTCTTTTATATCTGTTGTAGCAATTTCAACGGGAGTAATATAAGCAAGAGAATTTTGCTGTTGGATACTCTCCGTTAGCCCAGCAGATGCTTCGGCCCTGTAAACAGGAATGTCATGTAAAAACATACTATAGATTTATACACCGGCTAGATTTTTACGTGGTAAAAGTAATTTCGCTAAATCTTCCGTAACGCTGGACTTACATTCCTTTTCTGAAATTTCAGGCTCGCCATCTTCATTAGCAATAACCTTGGTGATAACTGTAATGCCGTCCTCTTCGTTAGATTCTATACGTCGAAGTTCAACGCCAGCCATATCACCATAAATATAAGCATGTAATTCACTTACATCCTTAATTTTTTTACCATCCATTTCTACAGATAGTGTTTTATCCTTAGTATTAAAAGTTGCGACAATTTCTGCCATGATTAATCTCCCGTATAAGATGCATATACACAAGCCTGTACATGCTTTAATTCATCTAAAGTTAATTTACGCTTAACATCGTCTTTAATGGCTTGCGACCATTGACAATATGTATCATACATATAAGAAGGAACTTCTCCACTCAAAGCCCTAAATATGTCTTCATCTTCTATTTTTTGCAGTGGTTCTAAGTTACATAATACACCGAACTTGATCTTCTCTGCTGCATCACTTTCCTCAAGAGTTAAACTTCGCAAATTTTTCTTATTAAATTTATCCAGTATAATTGGGTTGAGATATTCTGCAATTGCTGTTTGAGCATATCTTGCCCAAATTTCTATTGATGCTCTCGTTTTTGTTTCAAGAGGATTACGCTGCTTACGTTTTTGTTTGTCTTTAGAGTTTCGTGGGCGGCCCTGTTGAGGCTCTCCCTTTTTACCTTCTTTTTGAGGGCCTCTAGGTTTACCGTTAGTAGGTTGCCTCATTTTTAATGCTGGCTGTTCTCCATTTTCAGCATCATACATTTTTAAGTCTCTAGTTTTAGCGTCTTTTCTTAACCCCACCTGTCCAGGGCTAACTACTCCACTTTGTAAAGCCACTTTCTTAAGAGCTATCCCAAACTGCGGATCATGGAATGGACCAGATTTAGGCACATGCTTACCCTGATTTCTCTCTCGTGTTTCTCTATTAATTCGTACTTTTTCAAGTTCTGGATCGTTCTCAAATAGACGCTGCAACATTTCATCACTAACCAGATTACGATCTGCTAACTGAATAAGAAGTGCTTTCTCTGCTGCTTCATCTCCTAGGTTAGAACGAGTAAATTCAACCTTGGCGGGAAACCTAAAACCCATAGCTTTACGAACTTCTTCAATTTCTCTCTCCCAAAAAGACATTAGCACGTTTCGACCGTACTCTAGTCTTCCAATTAAAGTCTTCAAAGAAATTAAATTATTTGTAGTGCCAGAACTACCAGCAGTGCCGGTTAAAGTTGGAGGAATACCTAATCCCGCATAAATTGCATTTAAGTGTGGTTGGTATTTTTCAGAACCTAAGAATTGGTGAACAGCAGTTTTGCTCTCTATAAGTTCAATGTCTGGACCCCATACTAAGTCCATCGTACCGCCGCCAACATTACTTTCTAATAATTCTGCCAGTCGAGAAGCTGCAACTTGCGTAGGTGCAATTTGATGTTCTAAACTACCTATTTTGAATATACGAATGTTAGAAATAGCACCATCCAAAGCAGCCATATCAGCAAGTCTTAATTTTTCCAATACAGCAATATCATCCATAATAGCGTGAATCATGGGAGAAGCCCAACCCTGCCAATCATCTTTTTTATAATGAAATACCGATGTTTTATCTCCGGGTAACATAATTGGCTTATTAGTCTTAGCCGCCCTTACAATTTCTTCGGGTAGCTGCGAAACCAGTTTCTTTTCTTCTTCTGATCTTGGAGATTTAATAACCTTTGTAATATTACGTGGCAATTTAATAGCATAAGCTGGACTTCCTACAAATGACGCCAAAGAGCCTCCGACAACATCTATAAAGAGTGGATTTAGAAAAGTGTACTTCCACGGAATTTCATTCTTTTTTACAACCATCTCGTCTATGGTCGTTTCTGGATTAGCAACACTTTTAAAAATAGACCGCCGAGATTTTTGTTTAATCTTGGCGGTCTGTTTACGAATAATGACGTTGCCAGTACGATATAGATTGTTTAGGAATCTTTCAGAACGATCTTTACCGTTAACTCTAGCAAACCAGTTTTGATAAAATTTTTGAATTTTTGGATTTGGATGCACTAAACGAATACCCTGACAGGCAAAATCAGCCATCAAATCAATAATATTACGAATTAAACCTACCTCGCTATAAGCCCACTCAGCATCAGAAATCTGCCCTTTAATATTTAGTCGTGGTGCTTCATGAGGACGAAAAGCATAATAATCACTCTTGCTTAACCCAGGTCTACCAGATATATTTGTGTCTAAATCAGATAGGTCTTGGTGCCATCTACCAGAAGACTTCATTCTTGGAATACTAACATATTCTTGTACTGCACCAGACATGCTAGTAAGAGCTTCTTTGCTTGGTCCGTCACTAGGAGACCAAGATACATAAGCCTCTGTGTCTGCTAATGAAGCCTGACGAAGTTGTTCAGAGCGTGGATATTTTTTAGCCATTTTCTATAATACCATTGATATGCGAAACAATAACATTGCCAATCCAATTATACACCAATATTAGCCACGACGACTAATACCATGTACAACTCCGCTGTTCATACCGCTCGTAAACCACTCTGGACCGTTATACATTTTACCAGACTGCTTCTGTTTTATATCCTTAGTAAATCCACCTATCACAGAATATTCTGGTGCTGCACGAGCACGATGTATATTGCGTGCTATCATATTGGCCATAACCAAAGCAGAATATCGGTCTTTACGCAGTCTGCCTTTTTTACCATCTGGTTTTTTGATTTCTGGGGTGTCCCATCTATCGCGTGCGTTTACCCCAGTACCAGTTCTCGTTAAAGTAATAGTAGAAAGTTCTTCTTTAAGCTCTTCAAGTTCCATTACGCAATCTTCAAGAGTGTCATACATATTAAACTTCTGATTTTTCTTCTCCATAGCCTGCTGTCTACGACCATCTTCTTCTGCCGATAATTCTAATGTCAAAGTATCAAATCGAGGAAACAACAAAACTCTATCTTCAAAGTCTTTTCTTAAACCGTGATTAGCTTCTGCTGTCCAATCAGCCTTAGCGAATTGACATAGATGTAGTATATGTTGACCAGGAAGTATATCTGTATCTTTCGCCCTATCCCTCTCAATAATCGGCCAAATAGCCGTTTCTCCCGCAGTCATTTTATCAGGATCGTGCAAAGCCTCCTCGATTGACACTCCACCCCCCTGAGCATCCATAGCAATAGCATCGCAAGGAAACAGCTTCATTAAAGCACGTATCTTACGAGCACAAAAACCGTAGAAATCATATTTATCGGCCAATCCTGCCTGAATACGCCTCTTAAAATCCTTACGGTTGGTTGACCAGCCATAAACAATCCGCGTATGATCTTCCCGTAATTCAAGAATTATAATCGAAAAATTATCTCGCTCAGATGCCGGATCTATTCCAAATACATATTTATATGCAGAACTACCGGCTAATTGTGCGTCAAACTCAACAGGGCCAGATTTTGGCAGCGTAATGTTGTTCTTTTCATCTGCAACACATCTTTCAATTAAACTTCGCTTGAAAAATCCATCAGAATCAGTAGAGAAGACACATCCATATTCACAATTATAGATAGCAGAGTTCATAGTCGCTCTGGCACGACTGACAACTTTATCGTCCATAAATCCCTCTGGAATAAATTCATAGGGAATACGGATAACAGAATAGTCTTTCCAGTTAAAATTATCTGGAACTTCATCAACCCTTAAAATTTCTGCCAGTTTACGCTTATCACCCTTGGAGCGTATGATAGCACAATATCTTTTCCAATATTCATGGAAGTGCTGAAAATCAAATCCGGCAGTACCAGATAAAATAGCTTGGTTTCCAGTTCTACTATGATAATCAGCCTCGGCCTCTTTAGTCCATATACCAAGTTTAGCCATTTCTTTACGTTTTGCAGCTTCTTTCATATTAGATACTGGATCAGCAGATACTGCCGCAAAACCAGCAATAACGGTTTCGTAAATATCTGGAGGGATACTGTTGTGTTGTACAAAACCATTGCCATAAAAACTATGGGTTTCTGGAAGATAAAAATCGTATAATACTTCTTGTTTTGTTAAAACAGAAACAGATTTAACCAGAGTTTCTGAACTATATTCTTGCTTAAGTAATTCTATTGACCACTCATCTCCATGTGGCGACACCTTGCTGTTTTTTTCTAATTTGTGTAATAATATTTGTATTTCATTAGCCAGACGGCGATATTTAACAACTCTATGACATTTATCATTAAAAAATCCAGCTAAAAATGAATGAACTACACTTCTTGAGCTTTGTAATATAACATTTGGCAATAATTCAAAACAATAAGTCTGTCCTAATTTATATGCACTATGATTCGATAGTACATCTTCTTTTACAGGAAATTTATAGTAGTTTTTATTTTGAATATAATCGTTATCACTAAGTTCTGTTACCTTTTTCCATCCATTTTGAGTCATAACTATATGGTTTTCAGAACACTCTATTATGTCTCCATTTATAGTTTCTATTTGATAAACATCACAAGGAGGAGTTACTATACCATTTTGAGGTTTTTCATATTTACCATCCTTATTTACTACATAAAAATCCTGTTTAGACATCAAATCTTGTATTCGTTTTAAACCATCATCTGTTTCTATTAGGGTAGATTTACTGAGACAATTAAATTCGTCTGCCAAGATGACATTTGCTCTTAATCCTCTGATCTTCTCGCCAGTATTATGACTAAAAAATCCATTAGCTCTATATTCACTATTATCTGGAACATTTATATCATATGTATCAGCATCCTCAATATCTTCTATACGTACAATCTTATCATAATAAATATCAGCATTACATAATGTTTTTAGTACATATAATTCATTTTCCGGTACACACTTTTTATAACAACGCTTTAAAAACCTCGTCAAATAATTTAGCGTTATGTTTTTACGAGCGAAAATATTAGAAGGTGAATATATCTGTCCTAATTTATATTTTATAGCAATATCTGCTAACAGTGTTTTATCTATTGGAATAATTTCACTGTTAATAGCATGTTTACGCTT